GCCCGCGAGTGACGCTCGGCATACGCTTTTCAAGGAGTTGTTTTTCGACTATGCAACCCAGGCAACCGGGATGGCTCCGGATTGGGATGGCCGACAAGCGAAGGCACTCAAAACATTCCTATCGGGAAGCCCGCTGATCACCGTCGACCACTGGAAGCAAATCCTCACCAACCGCGCGAATTCGGAAGTAGCTCACGGTGAAGCGCTGTCGGCGTGGATTCGTAGCGCAAAGACTTTCTACAATCACCCGCTCGACCGATTCGGAAAACCTAAAACTGGAGGAACAAATGGAACTGGCAAACACAACAAAACAGACGGAAACTACGCTGCTCTTCAGCGGTTTGTGGACGCGGGACCTCAACCACAAACAATCGATAGCGAAAGCATTGCTGATCTTGGCGAACACGCTCAAAGGGGATATCACGGCAACGGGGGTGATCGAAGCCTACGTGGCGGTGCTGACGCCGGCGAGCCCAGCGCAGTGCATCCATGCGTTCAGCCGAGCGCTCGAGACCTGCAAGTTCTTCCCCAGCCCGGCAGAACTGCGAAGTTTCTCTTCCCTGCCTAGCGCGGATAGCTTGATAAGGCTGGAGGCTATGGCGTCTTTGCGATTCATTGCGGACGCGGTGGCTAAGCACGGCGTAGCGCTTCGCACGGCGCCAGGTCCGATCCTGAACGACGGCCGAGATGCGCAAGGGCTGGTGATGCCGGTTCCCGACCGTGGTCCGGACATCCCAGCGCCGCTTCTTACGCCTCGCCAGCTTCGCGCGTTGCGCCTGGTGGGCTTCGGAACTATCCCGGATGGGCTGAAGCGCATTCAGGACCTTCGGCGCTACGTGGAGGAAGAGCAAGCGGGCAACGGGCAGTACGGGGCTACGCGGGACCGGCTGAAACTTGAGGCGGAGTGGTGCGCAGCGTATGCGCAGGAAGAGGGGCAGGCGTGAATTACACAGAGTTCATTTCGTACAAGTCGCAACTAGGCGGCATGTCTGGATTCGCGCCCCTGTGGATGCCAGATTTCCTTTTCCCTTTTCAGCAATCCTTGGTCGATTGGAATCTACGCAAAGGCAAGTCAGGCACGTTCGCAGATTGCGGGCTGGGCAAGACCCCTATGTCGCTGGTATGGGGCGAGAATATCGTTCGAAAAACCAATAAACCTGTGCTTATCATGACGCCTCTAGCCGTCGCTCACCAGTTCGTAACCGAAGGTGAGAAGTTTGGAGTGGAGGTCCGGCGCTCGCGCGGCGAGATCAAGTCCGGCGCATCACTGGTGGTGGCCAACTATGAGATGCTGAACCATTTCAACCCGGATGACTTCGCCGGCGTCATTTGCGATGAGTCCAGCATTCTGAAGTCATTCGACGGGGCGCGGCGATTGGAAATTACGCAGTTCATGCGCAAAGTGGAATACCGGCATCTGTGCACAGCGACGGCGGCACCGAACGATTATGTCGAACTAGGAACGTCGGCAGAGGCCCTGGGTGAGCTTGGCTACACTGACATGCTCACCCGATTCTTCAAAAATGACCAGAACACAATCAAGCCGATGGTGTACCGCCAACGCGGGAAGAACGTTCAGCAGTTGGATGAGCGCGCCAAGTGGAGGTTCAAAGGTCATGCAGAGATTCCCTTCTGGCAGTGGGTTTGCTCGTGGTCCCGCGCTGTGCGACGCCCTTCCGACCTTGGCTTTAGCGACAAAGGCTTCGTTCTCCCAGCCCTGGTCGAGCGCCAGCACGTAGTTAGGGCTGAAACGTTGGCTGATGGGTTCCTATTCGCGTTGCCAGCTGTCGGGCTTACTGAGCAGAGGGACGAGCGGCGCAGGACCATCCAAGAGCGGTGCGAGAAGGCTGCTGACCTGGTGAAGAACACAGGCCAGCCCTTCGTTTCATGGTGCCACCTAAACGAAGAGGGCGACATCCTCGCCAAGCTATCTCCCGACGCGGTACAGGTGAGCGGCGCCGATTCGGACGACGAGAAAGAGGAAAAATTCGTTGCCTTCGCCACCGGGAAAGTCCGCGGCATGATCACCAAGCCGAAGATCGGTGCCTGGGGTCTGAACTGGCAACACTGCAACCACGTAACAACCTTCCCTAGCCATTCATTTGAGCAATACTATCAAGGCGTTAGAAGGTGCTGGAGGTTCGGCCAACAGCATCCGGTGGTGGTGGATATCGTCACGACCGAAGGCGAAATGGCCGTACTCGAAAATCTGCAACGCAAAGCAAAAGCCGCAGACCGGATGTTCTCTGCCCTGGTGGAGCACATGAACGAAGCCCGTCATATTGACCGAACTGTTGAATTCACGAAAGAAGAGGAGATACCGTCATGGCTGTAGGCGATCAGGATTTGGGAACCAACCACGCGATTTATCAAGGGGATTGCATCGAAGTCATGGGCAAGATGCCCGACGAAAAGATTGCGCTTTCCGTGTACTCTCCACCTTTCGGAGGGTTGTATCACTACTCCTCCAGCGAGAAAGACCTCTCGAACTGCCGCGATTACGACCAATTCTTCGAGCACTACGCTTTCGTGGTGCGGGAACTCGCGCGGATTACGATGCCTGGTCGTATGACCGCTGTTCACTGCATGGACGTCCCATCTGGCAATTCGGGAACCGATTGGCTGATTGACTTCCCTGGCGATATCATCCGGCTGCATGAGAAAGAGGGCTGGCGATTCATTGCCCGCTATGCGATTTGGAAAGAGCCTCTCGCAGTGCGCAATCGCACGATGGCGAAGAACCTCGCACACAAGACGGTGGTGGATGACTCCAGCCGGTGCAGCGTGGCCTCTGCCGACTATCTCCTCGTCTTCCGCCGCAAGGGAGAAAACCAAGTCCCAATCGCTCACCCAACGGGCCTCCACACCTACGCCGGCGAGCGCGAAATCCCCGTCGAACTCCTGAAATACAAGGGATGGAAGGGAAACCAGATTGAGAACCGTTTCTCGCATTGGATTTGGCGTCAGTACGCCTCAGCCTTCTGGGATGACATACGCATTGGCCGGGTGCTCCCGTTCCGCGCGGCCAAGGATTCAGACGACGAAAAGCATGTTCATCCCCTACAGTTGGATGTGATCGAGCGTTGCATTCAACTCTGGTCCAACCCAGGCGAAACCGTCTTCACCCCGTTCATGGGCGTAGGCTCTGAAGTTTGCGGAGCCGTAGTCAACGGACGCAAGGGCATCGGCGTCGAACTCAAACCCAGCTACTTCGTCCAAGCCCAGCGTAACCTTGCCGAGTGCCTGAAATTTGGATGGGGCGAACTCATCGATCAAACTGAACTATTCGCGGTCGAGTCTGAGACGGAGGAAGTCGAATTTTAGCCCTCCCCGTGCTACCCTCATGCCGGTACCAAAGTTCGGACGGCGACCACCTCTCCACCAGCGTACAATCCAAGGATCACCATGGCGAGACCACCCATACCATTCGACGAAGACCTCGCTGACTACCTCTGCGAACAACTTGCAATCTCGGACAAGGGAGTTGAGCAAATCCTTCGCGCTCGGAAAGAGGCAGGTTTATCAAGCGTAAGCCATGAAACAATCTACAAATGGCTGCGCCAAGATGCAAAGTTTGCTGAGCAATACGCGGAAGCGCGGGATGTGCAGGCATCGTTCTTGCACGATCGAGCGCAGGAAGTGGCGAATGGTCCACTGATCGGCGTGCTGCGAATCAAGGGTCCGAAGGGCGAGGAAACGCGGGAATCTGACAATGTGCAGCGGTCCAACCTGATTGTCCAGACGCTACTCAAGCGGGCTGGACAGTTGGCACCTAAGCGCTACGGGGACAAGGTTCAGCATGTTGGCGGCGGAGCTGGTGCCGAGCCAATCAAGCACATCCACACCGTCTCTGTGTTCGACGAAATCATCCAAGATGGCGACACAAAGCGCGATTGACCGATACTCGCCGGAGGAGCGCCGGCTCATTCGTGAGAGCTTGGTGAATCCTCCAGCGTTCGTGCGTCGATGGCTGATGACGGAGTTATGGAGTACCCAGGACGATATTTTGAACGCGCTGGCTAAGCCGCACGCGAAGGTTGCGGTGAAGGCCTGCCATTCATCGGGTAAAACGTTCCTTGCAGCTTTGGCGCTTCTGTGGTGGCTGGCGCGGTATCAGTCGTGTGTAGTTGTCACAACGGCACCGACGTTGAACCAGGTGAAGAAACTGCTTTGGGGTGAGGTTCACTCAGCTCTGGCGCGGTCGAAATATCCCTTCCCAAAAGCGCAACTTACCGAACTCAAGATGGGTGAGAAGCGGTACGCGATCGGCTTCACAACGTCCGTCACAAAGCAGGATGAGGGCGTCAAGTTCCAAGGATTCCACGCGGACCACATCCTCGTGATCCTCGACGAAGCGCCCGGCATCGACCCCAAAATCTACGAAGCGATCGAAGGTGCGCGCGCCGGCGGTATCGTGCATGTGTTGGCGCTTGGCAATCCTACGGTGCCGTCTGGAGTGTTCTTCGATGCGTTTGGCGCGGATGCGGACGAATGGACGCGGTTCACCATCTCGGCGTTCGACACGCCAAACCTCGACGGCTGCTGTCTGAACTACGAAGAGACGGATGAATCCACGCAAGAGGTGAAAAAGAAACGACTTGGCAACGGCGAGCAAGACCTCATGACGATGAGCGAAGAGGATCTAGACCGGAACGTGATGCCATGGCTGACGACGCGCCGGTGGGTGCGAGACAGGTTCAAGCGGTGGGGAGTCAACAATCCTCGCTTCCAGGCTCGAGTCCTCGGACAGTTTCCGAAGCAGTCAGACGATTCCCTGCTGTCGCTTACATGGCTCGAGCGCGCACAGAATGACGACCGCGTGTTCCTTGACGAGCCGATACGCGCGGGCCTCGACGTCGCCGGACCAGGTGAGGATGAAACGGTGCTCACGCTTCGCCGTGGGCCGCAGATCATCCTGCAGGTTTCGTGGCCAGATGCGGACCCGCGCGGGCAAGTGGTAGCCGTTCTGAATCAGTACCGCGAGCATCTCGACGTGGTGAACGTTGATTCGATTGGCATTGGCTACGGAATGTACTTGCATCTGCAGGACCAGGGCTTCCCAGCGTACCCGCTGAATGTGGCCGCCGAGACGCGGTTTCCAGAGAAGTTCACCAACCTGAAAGCCGAGCTCTATTGGGGATTGCGACAGCGCGCCCAGGATGGCGACTTTTGCGGGCTTGAGGATGATACGACCCTTTCGCAACTTGCCGGCATCCGGTACAAGCACAACTCGCGCGGGCAGATTCTCATTGAATCGAAAGAGGATGCGCGGAAACGGGGTGTAAAGTCTCCAGATCGTGCGGAGTCGACGATGCTGGCGTTTGCGGAGCCGGGGGGCAACTGGACTGGCTTGCTGAGGTTCTATCAGGCATCCGCGGCCAAGCAAGCGAAAGAACAACCCCATGCCCAGCAGCCGGTTCCAAAGGCTGACGGCGTACACCCCGCGCCCCCACCTCCAGCGCCCGCGAAGCCCGGACCTGTGAAAGCCTACGAGCGCGCTATCGCCGCCATGGTTCCGCAAAGGTTGTGTGCAAAATGCACACTCCCCATCAAGGAGCAGGACAGTGTGAGCACCGATGGCTTTCAGGAATGGCACGAGGCTTGTAATAAGCCTTCGTGGGCATCGTAAAGAAAGTGTACGATTGTTACGATTTCGCTTGCGTCCATCTATGGTGGTGCGTATATTACACACATGGAGGCAACACACATTGTCTTCATTGGAGGGAATACACCATGTTCAACCTTGGCGACAAAGTAACGGTAAAGCCCATTGAAGGGATCTCGCGCACTATGCAGCGCTACATCGGGCAGGTTGGTGAGGTTCGTCACACCGCGATGGAAATTAGTCCTTACTCTGGAAATGTCAGCCAAGTTATCCGCGTCTTCTTTGACCGCATGGTATGCGAAAATTCCGATCTATTCGAGGCGGTGAATGCCTAAGCTAGATGTGACAAAAACGGAGACACGCGAAGCTCAGGAATGGGTTGAGACGTTCAATCTACGCTTCCCAGATGATCGTACCGGCATCATCATCGCAGAGCGGCGCGAGAGGCTATGCCTTGAACGCCAACTCGCCTCCGTGCGCGACGTTCTGCGCGAGATGGCGTGGTTCCATGGGTCAGTACACGACGAAGGATGCCCAGAGGACGACACGTGCGGATGCTCTAAGAAGCCTTTCAACGACAGTGTGAACGGAGCGATAAGATTGGGGGAAGCAACTATGGAAGCGGAAATTGCCTCGCGAAACTGTACATGCCGCGCCGGATGCCACTTCGATTGTACCGATAAGTGCTGCGAATGTCCTCACCACAAACATGTCGGGCGGCGTCCGCGTCACCTGTACAAGAACCAATCCTTCAGTGATGTAAACTCCACCGAACACAGCCGAACATGCGAACACTGCGGGAAGTGTCTATTTATCTACAATACGCCGGGAGGCACGCGATGACGTTAGATGACCGCATTTTCATTGTGAAACTATTCAGGTTAGCTCTGAAGACGATAGCATTTATGCCGTTAGATAGAGAACTGCACATCCCATACGATCAACAACTAGGCCAAGCGTTCAAGGAAAAGACAGACCAACTCCTAATGGACAGCAAATGACACCTGACACTCTAATCACCTAACCACCACAGGGACGTAACCCAAAGGAACGATCTATGAGCCAACTCCAGCGCGCAGTGAACCACTGCGACATCTGCAACCACGAATGGATACCGACGCCGGGTGTGGTGTACACGCACTGCACCTCGGGGAAGTGTCGATCTCGGAAGTGGGACCGCAAGGATATTCCAGCGCCGGGCGAGGAAGGCAAAGCGCTGGCGGCGAAGGCGGTGGCGAAGTAATGCTCTGCGAGTCCTGCAAGCTACGGCGTGCGCGCGAGTGGTTGGAATGGCCGAACAGAACCCGACTGCACCTCTGCCGACAATGCATCGTCGCAATCATCGAACTCAACCTCTACCGGATGAACGCGGGCGAAGGATGGCCGCTTAGATGCCGTGGGTTAGAATGAGCCTCATGGCACCAGCCGAGATGGAAATCACAATTGGACTGCGCAAGCGCTGGATATACGCCGCGCTCATTCTGCACTGGCTTCAGCTTCCATGGTGCCGGGAAGTTGCTTTGCGCCGTGCGATCATTCTCCCAAAGAAGCTACGATGCAGAGAGGCATAAGGGCCATGGGGTTCAAAGCTGAAACACTGAACGCGGCGAGAAAGAACCTCGCGGCGGCGCGAAAGATCATGGCAACCGGAAACTACCGCCAGGCGCTCCCGATGATCGAAGCAGCCCACGCGGATGCGAGCTTCGTTCGCGAGCAGGATACGATGGACTTGCTGATCCAAAGCCATGAGGACCGGATACGCAAAGAGATGCGCCAAAAGCTATTCGGAGGAACCCATGCTGGATGACGAGACCAAAGACCCAACCTTCACCGGCTACGGCAAGCGCCCCAGCGTGGAAGAACTCTTCGCCAAAGGCCCGTCAGGCGGCACGAACACCCCTATATCGCCGGGTTCTGGCCTCTCAGGGCCGTCGCGCGGAGCTCGTCAACCGGGAAATTTTCAGGGCAGAACCTTGGAAGGTAACACCGGCCTAAAGCGCGTGCCCGCCAACCTACTCGCAGGGCATGACAACAACCGCCCAGGCTTTGGAGACCGCGACAATCCTCCCGACTTCATCGCCGACGTCGACATGGACGGGAACTTCTTCAGCCCCTTCCAGCCCGTCTATCCGTTTGGCCCTCCGAACGTCAACTATCCCCGCGCCTACGACTACCAGGTAGGAACGAACCTCGACATCTACCCGAAGCGGCTGCAGTTGTTCAGCATGCTTCGCGCTCTCGCGGCTGCGTCTGGCGTGATTGCCTCGGTGATGGAATCGCGCATCGATGAGGTTGTGGCGCTGCCGTGGAAGTTCGCGCTCAAGGAATCGGGCGGAAAGAAGTCCGAGCAAGATCCGCGCATCAAAGAGCTGACGCAGTTCTTCGAGAAGCCGGACCGCAAGATTCCCTACGCAATGTGGATGCGGATGATCTTCCGCGATCGCTACACCATCGACGCGGCTTCCGCCTTCGTGTGGAAGAACAAACTCGGCAACAAGCCCTACGCCATCATGGCGCTCGACGGCGCCACAGTGAAGCCGCTCATCGACGATTGGGGCCGCATTCCCGACGCTCCCCAGCCCGGCTACCAGCAGATCATCAAAGGGTTGCCGATGAACAACTTCACCGAGGATGAATTGCTGTACCTGCCGGCGCGCCCGCGAACTGACTTTCCCATCGGCGGATACTCCGAAGTTGAGCAGATCATGCAGGAAGCGCTTCAGATGGTGAAGAAGACGCTCTACATGACGAACTTCTGGGAGAAAGGCACGATCCCCGACGTCATGCTGGGAGTACCGGAGACGTGGAGTCCAGAAGCCATTGCCATCTGGCAAGCATCCTTCGACGCGCTGATGTCTGGCAATATGAACCTGAAGTCGAAGATTCGGTTTATCCCCGGCGGGATGAAGCCGTTCGAGATGAAGGGCTCAGCCGGCGAACTGCTGAAGTCCGATTATGACGAATGGCTGACCCGGATCGTGTGCCACGTCTTCCGCGTGCTTCCAAAGCCGTTCGTCAAAGAGCCGCAATCTCGCGCATCTGCCGAGCAGGAAAAAGAGCAGATCGAAGAGCAGGGCATCCAGGTCGAGATGGTGTGGTGGAAGGCGTTCATGGACCGCCTCATCGTCATGGGATGGGGTCCGGACTACGCGAATGTGGAGATGGTGTGGTCGCTGGACAGCGAAGTAGCCGCTACGGACCAGGCGACGATTGACAGCACCTACCTCAAGCTCGGACGCGAGACGATCAACGAGCAGCGCGTGCGGGCTGGCCAAGATCCGATTGAGGGCGGCGACGTCGCGATGGTCTATACAGCTTCGGGCGCGATTCCGCTGTCGGTGTTGGCTGGACAGACGGAGATGCCGCAAGCTGCCGGTGCGGCGGCCGGCGGTGACGATGCGGGCGCATCTGGTTCGAAGGGCAAATCCGGAGCGGGCAAGGGGGCTGGCAAAGTAGCCGACGCCCCTTTCGCAAAGGGCGAGCGAGCTTGGAGTCAGTATTAGCCGCGTACCTGAAGCGCAAAGCTCAAGCCATCGCGGATAGTCTGCTGATTGCGCTTCCGATTGCCGCGGCGGCCGGGGCTGACGATCTTGCGAAAGCAGACAACGCCAAGCGCAAAGAAGACCTCGAGCGCATCATCGAAGTGAACATGGATTGGGCGAGCCTGATTCCGGAGATTGCTCCGATCACCCAGGATGAGGCCGTCGACGCCGCCAAAGAGTATCTGCTGAGCATCCACATCCCCGAGGTGATCGATGCTGCACCCAACCCGCTATGGACGCAGGTGCTGGCCCAGGCGCGCGAGATGGCGGCGAAGCGTGCGGCGGAGCTGGTGGGAAAGAGAGTTCTGCCGAACGGTAAGATCATCGACAACCCGGACGCGAAGTGGTCAATCACGGAGACGACGCGGGGAGCGCTGAAGGATCTTGTCACCGAATCCATCGACAAAGGATGGACTACGAGCCAACTGCAGCACAAGATCATGGAGAGTGAGCAGTTTGGCGCTCAACGAGCGCTGATGATTGGGCGAACGGCTG